TGATATATTTGTAGCAAGAGATAATGGTTCGCCAATATTTAAAGTTTTTGATGGTGGAAATACTTTTATCGGTGCATCTCCAACAGATGCAGGGTATAAACTTGATGTAAATGGTACTGCAAGAGTTGTGACATCATTACAAACTCCACAGATTAATGGCAACACTACATCAGGAGGTACTTTGACTTTACAATCAACTACAAATGCTACAAAGGGAAAAATATTATTTGGAACAAGTGCTTATGATGAAGTTAATAATCGTTTGGGAATTGGTACTACTGCTCCAGCTTCTAAATTAGAGATAATTGAATCTTCAAATAGTAATGTAGCTTTAATAAAGCAAACATCATCAGAAACAAATCTTGCAAGTGTTAATGCTGTTTTAGCTTTACAAAATACAAGTTCTACGGCTAATACTTATTCATTAATGGCTTTCCAAAATAACGGTGTTGGATATGCAAGAATGGGTAGTAAGTATATAGATGCGAGTAATGGTGATTTTACTATACAAGTTAAAGGAGGAGGTAGTTTTGCTGATGCTTTTTATATAAAGAGTAACACTAACATTCAATTCCCCTCCACTAATACCGCAGCAGGAACAACTGGAAACCAAACAATCAATAAAACATCAGGTACAGTTAACATAGCAGCAGCAGGAACAACAGTAACAGTAACCAATTCCCTTGTAACAACATCATCAATAGTATTTGCAACCATAAGAACTAACGATGCTACTGCGGTTATTAAGAACGTAGTACCTGCATCAGGTTCATTCACAATCAACTTAAACGCAGCAACAACTGCTGAAACATCAATAGGATTTTTCGTAATAAACTAAAAAAATATGAAACAAATTCAACCAGTAACAATTTGGTCAAACGGTACTAATTCCCAAGCTAATTACTTCGGACTTACCATCATCAATGACAATCTTTCAACATCAGCAACTTTCTACTATCAGCTTTTTAGTTGTGTGGATACAGATGGTACACAAAATTGCACTCAACTTTCAGACGGCAATCTAACAATAAGCGGAGCTGAATATGATGTATGGGGAGAATCAGGTAATATAAATGATGATGCCTATACGATTTGTGCGGGGAAACTAGGATTGACTTTGGTGTAAAGGATTAAAATACTCCATCAAATCTTTTAATAAAGATGACGCAAGCTGAATTATCTAAACAATATCGGGATAAATTCCCAGATATGCCTACATTAAAGCTAGCTAGAATAATGTATGCAGAAAACAATCTAATGTTTAAGAATGTAGAAGCGGCTCGTAAGTCATTAAGATATATAGAAGGAAAAGATGGAGCGAAAAATAGAAAAATAAACACCTATTCAGAATATAAAAAAGAAGGAGAAAGGCCTAAAAACCCATATAAATTACCAGTTTCAGATGAAAGCGAATACACCCCTTTCCATATAAAAGGATATAAAAAAGTAGGTATAATGTCTGATATACATATACCATACCATAATATAGATGCAATAACGGTAACAATAGATTATTTCAAAAGAGAAAAAATTGACGCTTTACTTTTAAATGGGGATACAATAGATTGCTATCAGCTCAGTAGGTTTTCAAAAGATCCCAAAAAGCGTGATTTTAAATACGAACTAGATACTTTAAAGGCATTGGTAGAAATTCTTAAAAAGGAATTAAAATGCAAAATATTCTTCAAGGTTGGTAATCATGAAAATAGGTATGAAAAATTTTTATTAGAAAAAGCTCATGAGTTAAGAGGAATAGAAGAATTTGAGTTTGAAAATATAATTAAAGCAAGAGCTGAAGGAATAGATATAATTGCATCCAATAGGTACATGAAGTTAAATAGCCTAAATGGTATTCATGGCCACGAATACATAGGCGGAGTATTCGGGCCTGTAAATGTAGCTAGAGGCCTTTATATGAGAGGTAAGGTTTCGGCATTCCAGGGACATAACCACCAGAGCAGCTCTCATACAGAAACAGATATGAACGGTAAAATAACAACTACATTTTCAGTTGGTTGTTTATGCGAATTAGCTCCATCCTATATGCCACTTAACAAATGGAATCATGGATGCGCTGTAGTTTATTTAGATGACAATGGAGAAGATTTTGAATTTCATAATAAAAGAATATATAGGGGAAAGATATTTTAATCTAAATTAAATGCAATGAGCGAAATAGAAACTACCGAAAATACTCATGAAACTGAAGAAGAATATGAGGCTACGGAGATAGTTTATGAGAGTTACATTTCGGCCGCATATTATGCATTGAGTTCAGTAGATGATATTGATCTAGAAATGGTATCAACAACAGAAAAAAATAGAATAAAAGCTATAAAAAGAAAAAGCATTAGAATCATACATGAATGTATATCTGTAATGTATGATGAATTATTTGGCGAAGAAGAAGTCTAAAGATTGTTCTTCATGATTTAGTTGGTTTAATTATGTGTTCACTCAATCGGGGGGCGTTTCTACGCTCCCTTTTTTATTAAAAATCCACAATCAATACTTAGTATTAACAGTTAAAATGTGGACATTAAAATATAATTAATGAGTAATGCGATATAATATAATTATGATTATATTTGTTATAGAATTATACCTTTAAAATTAAAAAATGAAATGAAAAATATTATTTACAATACTATTGATTGGGTAAGCATAAAACTAAATGCTATTTGTTTAATAGGTTTTGTAAGCGGAGATAATTTGGTAACTGGACTCACGGTAATTGCTACATTGAGTACGATAACTTATAATTTCCTAAAAATACATAAGACATTAAAAAATAAAAACAAATAATATGAAACAATCGTCTTTTTTAAGTTTAAACACAAAAGATTTCATTAAAGGTCTTTTATTGGCAGTTCTTACTACGGTAATTACTATTATTTATAACTCATTGCAAGCTGGAGATTTAACTTTTGATTGGAAATCAATCGGTACAACAGCGCTAACTACTGCTTTGGCGTACGTAATGAAGAATCTTCTGACTAATTCCAACGATCAGTTTCTGGGTAAAGAATCTAAGTAACATTTATGGGCAAAATCATTTTATACCTATTGGGTATTTCTTTGTTTTTATACTCTTGTAATGTAGAAAAAAGAGTAATGAAAAACGAGGAAAGATTTAATAATATAGGTCGCAAATGGCTTGAGAAAAACCCATGCGTAAATGATAGCATAGTAACATACATCCCTGGAGAAATAACAATACTCCCAGTTCAAGAGATTATAGTAGACACAATAGCTACTCAAAAAGCAATAGATAGCATATCCAATTTATATAAAGGGTGTGCTGATCAGGTTTCTATAGCATATAAAGAAGGCTACAATAAAGCAATATCAGAATGCAAAATTAAATTACGCGCCTTATCTATTACTAAGAGAAATCCTGATACTATTAAGATAGTAGTAAAAGATAAGCAAGAAGTAAAGTTACTTACGCAAGACGTTATTAATTTAAGAAACAAATTATCTGAGAGTGAAATTACATCTATAGAAAATAAAGGCGTTTCTACTAAATGGAAATTACTTTTTATAATCGCTTGTTTATTTTTAGGGATAAGTGGATATTTTAATATTAAGAAATAATGTTTAGTTACCCTCATGTTATAGTAATGATATTTGCAGTGCTTTTGTCACTGGCATTTATATCGTATGCAGTACATTACGTAAATAAGCTATTTATAAATCAAACCAAGGATGTATTAGTTAGATTTATTCTTTTAGTTTTTGCTTCATTGGTTGGAGTATTTGTGGTGGATAAAATAATAGCATTTAAGATTAATCTTTTATCGGAAGAACAGAATAGCCAATTGTTTGATTTGATAAAAACATTAACATTAATGTTTTTCTCGTATTACTTTGGATCTCAAAGAGCAAATAAAGAAGATAAGTAATGGATATTAATAAACTATTAGGCCATGTGCCTCAAAAAGTTTTAGATGAATTGCCGGGAGTCATCTCCCAGTTTCACATATCTACTCCACTAAGGCTAGCTCATTTCCTTTCTCAATGCGCTCATGAATCAGGTGAATTTAAGGCAGTAAGCGAAAACTTAAACTATTCTGCTAAAGGGCTGATGACTACATTCAGCAGGTATTTCCCCAATGAAGCTATAGCAAAACAATATGAAAGGCAACCAGAAAAAATAGCCAATAAAGTATATGCAGATAGAATGGGCAACGGTAATGAAGCTTCTGGGGATGGGTGGAAGTACAGGGGTAGAGGTTATCTACAAACAACTGGCAAATCTAATTATTCATTATTTGATGCAACCGTCCCAGACAATTTAGTTATTACTCCTGATCTAGTTGCTACCAAATATCCATTAACTTCAGCTGGATTCTTTTTTACTAGAAATAAGATATGGGAAATTTGTGATGGCGGTGAATCAGAAGAAATAATAAAAGCAGTTACTAAAAAAGTTAATGGCGGTTATAATGGACTAGATGATCGCATAAAAAAATTCAAGTTATATCAATCTTTGCTTTAATTTAGCATTGGTTATTTTCTCATTCAAGGTTTAACCCCCGTTTATTCTTATTCGGGGGTTTTCCCATTACAAAAAAGGCCGTACTTAGAAAAGTACAGCCGAGCTTTACCAATTAACCACTAAAAAAGAATTAATAACTTTTTTCTCCGTGCATCCAGTTTTTTGTTTTATCGTAATTATTCCCCTTGGGATTATGTTTCGTCAATTGAATGGGAAACATTTCATTAAACTGGTCTACACTAATCTTTTTACCATTAACGGTATAATAATTTTTGCCATCAGGCTTGTATGTAAAAATATATAAATTTCTCAATGTTTTGTTCTTAACTATCTCTTGGATGTTGGTTGTAGGTTGATATTTAGATGTTCTCATTATTTGATTTTTTTTGGATTAATGATATGATCATAATTAATACTAAGCAAATTACAAACATAATAATA